CGACATATCAGGAGCTTGAGGACGCTCGGACTCATGCGTTGATGTCGGCCACCTTGGCGCAGCAGGTGGGGCCCGAGACGGCGAAAAGCATGGGCGATTTGTCGGAGTTTTTTGATCGTCGGATGCCTATTTTGGGCACGGCGACGGATGCGGATGTTGTGATGGACAAGCGCAACAACGCATTTGGGATTCAGCTTTTGAACAAGGCTGGGATAGATGCCAGTCCGCAGGAGATTGCGGCGGCGGTAGATCAGGCGGTTTTTGATCAGTTGGACCGTATTTTGGATCGCAAGCCCGGGGAGCGCAGTTTCAAGTCTCCGGCGGGTGGGATTGACGTATATTTCCCGAGAGATAGGCAGGGGTTCTTTGACATCAACCGTTATCAGACGAGGGATTGACCGCGGCCCACGGGTCTTGATCTATGAATATGTACCGTCCTATGCTAGCTTAGGGGCAAAGGAGACATCGTATGGCACGTAAACCTATTGCTGGGATGGTAGACAACAACGTACCGTCGCAGCTAGATCCGGAAGATTTAGCAGCCGAGGTGGAGCTTGAGGTTCCGGGTTCGATGGACGACAACGTCGTGGCTTTTGAGGGCATGGCGGAGGGCATGGACATTGAGATCCAGCCGGAAGAAGACGGCGGGGTAACCGTTGACTTTGAGCCGTCTGACCAACGCGGCATGGACGATGATTTTTATGCGAATCTGGCGGAGGAGATGCCGGATCGTGAGCTTGGTCGGATTGCAAGTGAGCTTTTGTCTGAGTTTGATGCCAACAAGGCTAGCAGACAGGAGTGGGAAGATGCTTATGCAAACGGTCTTGAACTGCTTGGGTTCAACTACGAGGAGCGGACCCAGCCGTTCAGAGGAGCTTCTGGGGTTACGCACCCGTTGCTTGCCGAGGCGGCTACGCAATTTCAGGCGCAGGCGTTCAATGAGTTGTTGCCAGCCAGCGGTCCCGTGCGAACTGCTATTGTGGGAAGCGAGACGAGGCCCAAGCAGGAGCAATCCCACCGCGTAAGGCACTTTATGAACTACTACATCACGAATGTGATGGAAGAGTACACGCCAGAACTTGACCAGATGCTGTTTTACTTGCCGTTGGCGGGTTCTACCTTCAAGAAAGTGTATTATGACGACACTTTGGGCCGTGCGGTAAGTAAGTTTATCCCTGCCGAGCACCTTGTGGTGCCGTATGAGACGACCGATCTCGAAACAAGCCCGAATATTACGCAAGTTTTGCGTATGAGCTTGAATGATTTGCGTAAAAAGCAGGTATCCGGTTTCTATTTGGACATCCCGGTCATCCCGGCACAAGAAGAAAACGACTCTGTTTCGACAGAAGTGGACCGTATTGACGGTATTTCACCTTCTCAGATCGACTATGACTGCACCATTTTGGAGTGTCACGTTGATTTGGATCTAGAGGGGTACGAAGAACTAGATGATGACGGCGAGCCGACCGGTATTAAAGTGCCGTATATTGTCACAATTAGTCAGGACAACGGGCAGATATTGTCGATTCGCCGCAATTATCGCGAGGATGACGAATTAAAACGCAAAATACAATATTTTGTGCATTATAAGTTCCTCCCGGGCTTTGGTTTTTATGGTTTGGGGCTTATTCATACCATTGGCGGGCTGTCACGGACCGCCACAGCGGCACTGCGACAGTTAATCGACGCTGGTACGTTGTCCAACCTCCCAGCGGGCTTCAAAGCCCGCGGACTTCGTATCAGGGATGACGATGATCCGTTGCAGCCCGGTGAGTTTCGCGATGTGGACGCTCCCGGAGGGGCTATTCGTGACAGCCTGATGCCGCTGCCCTTCAAAGGCCCGGATCAGACATTGTTCCAGTTGCTGGGCTTTGTCGTGAACGCGGGTCAACGTTTTGCCACGATTACAGACATGAAAGTCGGGGACGGCAACGAGCAGGCTGCTGTCGGCACGACCCTTGCGCTTCTGGAACAGGGCTCTCGTGTGATGAGTGCCGTCCATAAGCGCCTGCATTATGCCATGCGTCTTGAGTTCAGGATGTTGGCGCGTGTGATGTCGGAGAGTTTGCCACCAGAATATCCGTATTCGGTAGAGGGTGCGGATGCCACGGTCAAGGCGAAGGATTTTGACGACCGCGTAGATGTTGTACCGGTTTCGGACCCGAACGTATTCAGCCAAGCCCAGCGCATTGCTTTGGCGCAAACCAAGTTGCAGTTGGCTGGCGCGGCTCCTGAGATGCACAACATGTATGAAGTGTATCGGGACATGTATGACGCTTTGGGTGTGAAGGATGTTGATCGGATCATGCGTAGGATCCCGGACGACGAGCCGATGCCCAAGGATCCTGCACAAGAGAACATTGATTCAATGGACATGATTCCGTTGCAGGCGTTTGAGGGTCAGGAGCATGAAGCGCACATCATGGCGCATATGATATTTGGCTCTACGCCGATGGTTGCGGGAATGCCTGCCATTGCCATGGCTCTTCAGAAGCACATCATGGAGCACGTAAAAATTGCTGCTCGTGAGAGGGCGGCTGTTGCATTTATTCAGAGCAGGCAGGCCGCGGGCGGCGAAGCGGCCACTGAGGAAGAAATGCTGCAAATTGAGGGACTTACAGCACAGTTTGTTGCTGAAGGTATGCAGCAGCTTAAAGAGATGTCTAAGCAGATATCGGGCGAAGGTCCGGATCCGTTGGTTCAGCTTAAGGAGCAGGAGCTTCAGATCAAGGCACAGGCTGAGCAGGCGGACGCACAGAATGACCAAGCCAAGTTGCAGCTTGATGCACAGAACCAGCAGATGCGGGCGGATCAGTTCCAGCAGCGGTTGGCGGCGCAAGAGCGGCAGACACAGGCACGGATTGATTCCGCAATGCAGCGTGAATTGTTAAAGCTTGGAAGGGGCGGACAATGATTGATAAGTCGATCCGATACTTTGAAAAGGGTGGTGAGGCAAAACCTATCATAGGTGTTGACGGTAAAGAATACGGCTCCGTAGAAGCGATGCAGGAGGCGATGCGGCAGGATCATGCTCGACGGATGCGTGAGACCGCTTTGGCTGGGGGCGCTGACGAGGGGTTTGTAAATTCAGATCAGTTTAACCAGTTCTTGCAAGAAAATCCGCACAACGCGATATATGCGGCAGTTGTTATGGATGACCCTTACGGTTTTGGAACAAGCCCCGTTACTTCATCAATGGCTAAATATTACACTGATTACTTAACTGATACGGATCAGTTAAGTAAAATACGTCGTTTTCAAGAGGGTAACAAAGATGGGCGTTTGGGTCCGGGTCAAATTTTTCAGCCGTTCCCGCCTCCAACCGAAGTTCCGACGGACTACCCGCTTAACCCGCCAACGATGCCCGATTTACAAGACTTCGAGGTCATACCGGGACAGAGCATTTTAGACAAGGCCGCAGACGCAGGAACTTTAATTCGTCTTGCTGACGGCACAGAGATGCGTGTCGGGTTTTTTGGGGAACACAGCCCTCTTCAACAGGCTTATCTTAATGCTTTGCAAGAGAGACGTGCGGCGGCTACACCAACACCGGCACCGACACCTACTCCGATGCCAACACCAATGCCTACGCCTACGCCTACGCCCATGCCGGTAAATCCGTTTCAAAGGCCTGAAGCTCCTTTGGCACCTACGCCTCAACCGGTTAATCAGTATTCGGCTCCTCCCGTAATGCAAACAGGGCCGAGTATGACGCCTATAACAGATTTTTCTTTTTATCAGGCACCACAACAAGAAATAGCTTTGACGCCCGCAGAAGTGTTGGCGCGGGCTAGAAATCCTTTTAACCGACCCACATAGGAGACTAGAATGAAAAGCGCAGTAAAGATTGTAACGAATAAGCCGGGTGCGGCACCCAAGGCAGTAGAATATGCTGACATCAAGGGTCAGGGTCGCATTCCTTATGGCAAAACAGCCGATGTAAAGGTCCCGATGACCATGGGCCGTGCAACGGTTCGTGGCATGGGTGCTGCTATAAAAGGCGGAGATTACAACAGTTGTAGTTGATGCCTTTATCTAGGGGAACAAGCATGATTGGGGGCAGGAGGTATGGATCCAGTAACGGCGATGGCCACGGCGTCAGCCGCTTTCACAACTATTAAAAAAGGGTTTGCTGTCGGGCGCGACGTTGAGTCGATGATGTCCGATATTGGCCGTTGGATGGGTGCCCTCTCAGACCTCGACCAAGCTGAACGCGAAGCCAAAAACCCCCCTATTTTCAAGAAGCTGTTTGCAGGTAAAACTGTTGAGCAAGAGGCGATGGAGGTTTTTGCGGCTAAACGCAAGGCCCAAGCCCAGCGCGATGAGCTAAAACAGTGGATTAGTCTGACTTTGGGTCAATCGGCGTGGAATGACCTTGTCGCTACTGAGGGCAAAATTCGTAAGCAGCGGCAGGAGACGTTGTATCGGCAGCGCGAGAAGCGGCGCAAGTTCATAGAGATCATTGCTTGGATTGTGCTGATCAGCATTGGCGCGACGGTTTTGACTCTATTTGTAATTTTGCTAAAGGCGCACACGGCGCAGGCTGCGGAGCAGATGACCCTTTGCCGTAAGGTGAAGTGTGAAAAACTGGAAGACCGTCAGATGGTCTGCATCTTCCGTGGGCAGAACAACACCATTGAGTCCCAGTTTTTTGGGTATGGGGAGTTTATACCACAAGAATACCAGTGCAAGTATGATCCCAAAGCTCGAAAGGACATAACAATACAGGAAACGCTTAAAGAAATACGGGAGAGCCAGAAATGAGTCCAAAGAAGTTTCAGAAAGACACGACCTACGCAAAATACGATTTGGACGGGGATGGGGAGATCACCGACGACGAACTGGCTCATGCCAAGGAGATTCGTCAGGCGGAGCATGAGTTACGTAAGCTACGGGCTCAGAGGCGCATGGCGACGGCCTGTTTGGCGGCTATGGGCGCGTTTACTACGGCCATGTTTTTTGTAGAAATAGAGCGCGTAGAGGCTCTGGCAGATATCAGTAATCTGTTTTACATCTCTGGAGCAGGTATTGTCGGGGCGTATATGGGTACGACCGCTTGGATGAGTCGTAAATGATTCATGTGTTTGTGTTATTGCTCTACATAGGTCAAGGTGACGGCAAGCGGTTGGTAAGCGGCGATATGTACTTTTATAACATCAAAGAGTGCAACTGGTACGCTTCTCAACTTGTAAAAAGATACGGGAACTATAAATACAGCTATAGGGTGCCGCCGGATTTGAAGGCCACAGCTTATTGTGAGCCCCGGTACATCACGAAAGACAGTATGGAGGTATACTGATGCTACAAGCACTTATTGGCCCGGTTACAGGGCTTCTGGACAAGTTCGTTGAGGACAAGGACCAGAAAGCAAAGCTGGCGCATGAGATCGCTACTATGGCGGAGAAACACGCCCACGAAGCGAACATGGGTCAAATTGAAATCAACAAAGCGGAAGCGCAACATAGGTCTGTTTTTGTCGCCGGTTGGCGACCTTTTCTTGGATGGGGTCTGGCAACGGCCATGATCTGGCACTTTGTGTTAGCTCCTGTGACCATGTTCGGTTTTGCGTATGCCGGTATGGAGG